CCTAATGGTGTTAATATATGGGTATGGTAAAGAACAAAGGAGAGAAGCAAATGAGAGCAAGCTTAAGACAGTCCATAGATCGCGAAGTGCAGGCTAGCAGAGAGATCAGCGTCGCTGTGCAGACTGCGCGAGAGAACGGAGTCACTGATGCTCAGATCATAAGGTATCTGGTCGCTATGCTTGGCCGAGCTGAGGCTGAGATGGGACCCAAGAAGTTTCAGGAATTCCACCCCTTCAATGTAAAGTTCCTAGGCAAAATGAAGCCGTTAGGGGATTTTGTATGAGAGAGGGCAAGCGAGTGCTTCCGGGGGAGGCTCCGGGGGACTTTTGGGATCGGATGGTTGGGTACTCCTTCTGGTTTGCGGCTGGGGTGATCTCGGCTATGGTTTGGATGGATTTGGTGTGATGGTGAGAGGATGGCAGAATCGGCAGATCGGTAAATTTCGGTTAGACGGTGTTATAGATTATAAAAATTATTTTCTCAGATGAGTCTCATACCCTATATAACAGGTTTAAACCCCTACCCTATTTTATTTCCTCCTATTCCACTTCGCTCTATACGTAACCGCTCTCATTACGCTTCGCTCTATACGTAACCGCTCTCATTACGCTTCGCTCTATACGTAACCGCTCTCATTACGCTTCGCTCTATACGTAACCGCTCTCATTACGCTTCGCTCTATCCCCTACCGAACTATACTAAGTCTATCTCATTCTAAATATCTCGTTTACAAAAAATTCTCCAGAAAAATTTACTATAAAATGTCCAATCTTATCTTCAAATCTCGTTTACAAAAAATTCTTGTACAGAAATTTTGCGTCTAAAATGATGCTGAAAAAATCTGCACTATTTTACACTGAATGGATATCCACTGTTGCTCTTATTGTGGGTGTATACTTAACTGCTATTAATCATTATCCATTGAATGTCTATATTTCGTTACTAGGAAACATTGGTTGGTTAGCTGTTTCTATTGCATGGAGAAAGTTTAGCCTCTTTACAGTACAGATCGTTATCGTTATTGTATACATAGTTGGCCTTTTATATAAATATTATCAACTATTTTAGACTAAATATACAGTATCCAAGGATGTTTATGTGAACACTTACAAAATTTCCACTATCAATAAGAAATCCATTGAAGAAGTTCAAATTTGGAGAAACAATCAGCATAGAGAGTTTCGAATCACTATCGGTTGGCGATGGGGTTCAGTTTTTGCGAAGCTGAATCTGCAGACTGCAAAGAATCTAGACGAGAATTGGTCTGCTGATATGTTTAACGAGTTTAGTGCCGAGTTGGATTATCTTGATGATAGTTGGTACGAAAGCATCGATTTTGAATCGTTTTCAGAAGATGAAAAGAATTACATCAGTAATCTATGGTATGAGAATACTTATGAGGGGCTTGAGAGTGATGGTTGGTATCAGAGTGAGACAGAGTTATGGTTTTTCGGGCCGTGCGAGGTGGAATTGGTAGATGAATAATTCTATTGATAAATATTGATTGACTGTGAACGTACTAGATAAACTAATCATTCAATTCGACGCATTGCAAGAACAGTTTGACATTCTTGCAATAATGATTGGAGTGAACTTTGTTGGGTTACTACTCATCGCTTTCGGTTTAACTTATTGGTTGGAAAATCGTATCGGCAGAATCTATAAACATTATTGCTATATGCGAGAAGTAATAGATGAATTGGAAAAGAAGTATGGTGTCATTAAAGAAAAAGAAGCAAGAGATCGAGCAAAAGCTCGAATTGGAAAAATGTAAAAAAAGAATTTAAATGAAAAAAAACATTGACAAAACCATAAATGACACAAGACAAATAATTGCCCAAGGGGCATGGGCTGCTTTGTCTTCTTCAGCAAACGATGATATAATTAATTTTGTATATGATAAAGAAACTCGATATAATAATCTAAGAAAAAATTTTAAAGACAATTTCAAAGGCAAAGTGTACATGTCACAGCATGCATGTTACGAAAACGTTTCAATGCCGTTTGAAGTTGAATTTATAGATTACACTGTAAAACAAAAATTAGACGACTGGTCTATTATAGTACTTCAAAATAATACAATAAACTACAAAGATTCTACTGACATATTTTGGGCACTAAAGAAAAACGCCCCAAATTCTGTTTACGTTTGCTGGGATTATGATAATCATCACTGGGTAATTTTATCTATTTTGTGCGCAGCACTGATTGATATCTATATTCCGGCTCATTCGGAAAATGTTTGTGCTATTACTCGATTCAATAACAATTCTTTTGGTCCTATTTCTTGTGGTACACTTCAATGGAGCAGAGAATTTGCGAAAAATAATTTAAACATAATTACCAATACAAAAAGAAGTAACGAACCACTTGGTCATCATTTCGAATATAAACACTTTTCTTATCGTAATGGTATTATTTCTAAAGTAAATGAAGTTTATAAAGAAGTTGCTCTTATTCCAGCAATGTATCATGAAAGATCTCAAGAATCAAGATTGAAAGAATGGACCAACTATAAAGCACATTGGATTATGCCAGTATTCAATGATCTGCCTTTAAGATTATTTGATACGTTGTTTACTGGGGGCATACCTATTATTCCTAAAACTTTACAAGGCAACAAATACATACAAGATTTTGAAGAGCACTGTATGTTCTACACATTATCTGACGTGATAAATCCAAAACCAATTACCGAATGCGCTATTGCGAAGTTTGATGCTGAGGGCAAAAAGGGCATTCTTAAAAGACACAAGTTAATGTTTGAAAAACATCATATTGATACTAGATTTGAACAGATATTTAGACATATTGAAAAGGAATTTGATATTCAACTTTTTGCTTGACACGGGCAACTAATCATTATATAATATGAATATGATAGGAGATTATAATGGCTCGTGCAGAAAAGGTAACTAATCCAAAAACAGCTGTAGTCGGGGCAGAACCAGATGCAACTACTATTATTGCTGGTACTGAAGGCTACACCTCTAAATTCATTACTGCAATGAATTGGTATACTATCGACGGCAACAAAGCTGATGCTAGAAAATACATTAGAGAATACATAAAGAAAAATCAATCTTCCGATCTCAAGGATTTTGATAAAATAAAAGATAATGAAATTCGTCCAACCTATGGATGGATTGCTAGACTTCTAATGAGAGGCGCCAAGTTAAGTAATGTTCATGTTGAAAATTTCAACAATTATATTCTTAATATTTTGAAATCTGTTAACTCTTCTTCAGCACAAAAAACCGTTATAGTTTTTAATAAGCCATCTATACAGAATGCAATGAATGAAAAGATTTCAAATTATATTGGCACCTTGGAAGGCGCGTATGATGACTACATTACTAATGGAACAGAATTCTCGCTAGAAGCAGATATGAAGGCAAAGGAGATTCCCCAGGCTTATGTTCCAAAGATTGATGAATGGGCAAAGCGCAAACTTCGTGAATGGATCGAGATCGCTGAAGGCAAAGATGCTCAGTTAAACGAGGCATATTCTCAATACACTAAAATAGCTAAGAAAGATGTTGCTAAATTCTTTGCTACTATAGTACAAGACTGTGAGAAATATGAAGCATTCAAGAAAGCAAATCGCAAACCCCGAACTGTTCGGCAAAAGACTCCGGCACAACAGATTAAAAATCTCAAGTATAAGATTAAAGACGATGTACTTAACGTTAGTTCAGTAAATCCAATGGATGTTATTGGTGCATCTGCAGTATGGCTATTCAATACGAAGAATCGTAAACTATCAGTATATCGTACAGACTCTGGGCAAGGTATTCAAGTTAAAGGTTCGGCATTACAAAATTACGATCCAGAGATGTCTGAGACAAAAACACTAAGAAAACCTGCAGAACAAATCCAAGAATTACTCAATGCTGGTAAAGTGCAGCTTCGTAAGTTTATGGAGGGCATTAGAACTAAAGCAGGGCAGGTAAATGGAAGAGTGAACTCAGAAATCTTAATTATTAGAATAGTAAAATAGAATAAATAATAATTTTAAGAGATTATTATGGCATCCATTAAGTTATCTTATTGTCAACTAATTAGAATTATATTAGCACAATTAGGAGGCAATCCCCTACAACAAGTGTTTACTCAGTTAACACAAGGAATGCCTTCAATTTCTGTTCGTTCAGGATTATTTTCAGAACTTGCACAAATAAAAGCTGTAGTAGATGAAATTACAAATAGAATACAACAAGTAACCAAGGATGTAAATGACTATGAAAGGATGGCTAAAGAATTAGCTAATCAATTTTATAAAAATCCGATGGCAACTTCTATTAATTTACTTAAAACAGAAGTCCAAAGTAAGATTACTGCACTAGAAGAATCTGGAGATACAAGTTCAGAACAGTACACTGCTTATACTAATTTGCTGCAAAATCTTAATCAACTACTTGATATTACAAACAAATTATCAGGCGTTACTCCTGCATCTGGAGGTGATTCTTGTGGTTTAGCAGATTTACTTGGCAATGGTTGTACTCCAAATAAAAATGTGCCAGACATTGATCTTAAAGTATTACTTGGTTCACTTAATAAACAAAATATTCTGAATACTTTAAAAACTAAAATAGCTGCTGGTACAGGATATGCTGATCTACAAAACAGTATTGCAGATCTTAATACAAGTATCACTAGTATCAGAGCAAGTTTTTCTAACATCTTTAATAAACAATTCATAAAGAATGCAGTCTCAGCGTATGTTAATCAAATTTTATTTCAGTTACTAAGTGGTTGTGGTAATGATGTTCTAGCATTAACGTTGAAAGACTTTACCGGAGTAGATATCACAAGTGCGTTGGGAAATATTACTGCACTAATATCAAGTAATACTAATTCCACTACTATAGTAACAAACGATACTGGTAATGTAGTAATTGGACAAAATGTATTTGGTACCAATGTGGATACTAATACAAAGATATTATCTATTAATGAATTAACTGGCGCACTAACACTTTCTAAACCTTTATTAGGAAGAGTATCAGGTAACTTAACTTTTAATTATGCTAATACTGGTAGCAATTTAAATATAGCTAATGCATTGATAGAAGCAACTATATATCTACAAAATGTATATGGAAGTGGTAACGTACAACTAGCCAATGCTTTTGTAACAGCAGATGGAAATGTAACATTTTATTCTAATATTCAAGATTCTATAGACACCATAGTGACAGGATTATAATGATTGTTGTTGATTTTAATCAAACTGCTATTTCCAATCTGATGGCGGAGATAGGTAATCGAACTGATGTTGAACTTAATATTCCTTTACTTCGACATATGATAGTAAATTCTTTAAGAGGATACAAGCAAAAATTTGGAAAGGAATATGGTGATCTGGTAATTGCTTGTGATAATATTAAATATTGGCGCAGAGCAGCATTTCCATTGTACAAGGCTGGCAGAAAAAAGGCTAGAGAAGAATCTGGTTTTAATTGGAAACTAATATTTGAAACACTTAGTACAATAAGAGACGAAATAGATAAAGCCTTTCCTTATAAGGTAATAAATGTAGAAGGAGCAGAAGCAGATGATGTAATTGCTATTCTTGCAGAGTGGTCTCAAAATAACGATTTACAGAATAGTTCTCCTTTTTGTGAGGGCGATTCAAAACCATTTCTAATTATTTCTGGTGATCATGATTTTATTCAATTACAAAGGTTTAAAAATGTCAAACAGTTTACGCCGATTCAGAAAAAATATGTTAAACCGGATACAACGGCAGAGAACTATGTGGTGGAGCATATTATCCGCGGCGACAAAGGGGACGGTATTCCAAATGTGTTATCGCCCGACGACTGCCTGGTCAACGGAGAAAGACAAAAACCCATTTCAAGAAAAAAGTTAGACGAATGGATAAAAAATCCTAACTCTATGCCCAGTGATGCAGATTTTGTAAAAAATTTTAATCGAAATAAAACTTTAGTAGATTTTACTTGCATTCCGACTGATTTAAAAAATTCAGTTATAAATAACTTCGTAACACAACCAGAAAAAAATAAAAGTATGCTTCTTAACTATTTTATTGAAAATAGAATGAAGAATATGCTTGAATTATTAGAGGAATTTTGATGAAAACATCAGTGCCGCAAATTTTTGAAGAAGTAGAAAAACAAACCTCAAAACAAAAGAAGATAGATGTCCTTAGAAGTTATGATACTCAAGTTTTACGAGGAATTCTTGAACTAAATTTCATACCGGAATATAAGCTGCTACTGCCAGAAGGTGCCCCACCGTTCAAACGTGATGATAGAACGCCAGATGGATATTCTGAAACTAATTTATATACAGAATTTAGACGTATGTATATTTGGTTACGTCCAGATGCTAACGTATCTAAAGCAAGACGCGAACAATTATGGATACAAATGCTGGAAGGCATTCATTGGAAGGAAGCTGATTTACTAAATTATATGAAAGATAAAAATATTGGTAAATTGTATAAATCTATTACTTATGATTTAGTATCAGAAGCGTTTCCCGGCATGCTTCCTCCTAACCCTGTCGAAAAAATCGAAAAAAAGCAAAAGGGAGGTGTAAGTAAATCCCCTTTGGCTGGTTCAAATATTTAATTTTTTGGAGAAAAAAATTAAAAACTGAGGAAAACCCGAAAATTGAATGGGAAACTTTCTCTCCGCCTCCAAAAGATGAGATTTACGATTCAAGAAATTACAATTTCAACAAATACAGAGCATTTGACAAGCGATTCTAAAGATTATATAATAATGTTATTTTATAGTGAGGTAAATTATGTCTCTAGTTGGTCCCTGGCTTAATGATTTAGGTAATAAAAAACGAAAATTAAAATATTCTTCGGCTGAAGCGAAGAAACGTGATCTAGAATTGCGTGCGAATTGGAAAAAATTAAAAAATGATCTTGAAAAATCTGCTGTTCCTTCACTCGCACGTTCATTAAAACGCCCTATTCAAAAATTAGGTCCTCCCCCGGGACGTGAGACTAGATTTATACCTAGTCATGGTATGGGTATTGGTGCTGCTTCCAAAAAAGAATCCCCCGTATACACTGGTACTAAGATTATAGGTATAGGCACAATGCATAAATCGAATGCTGTACCTATTTTTTGCGATGAAGATGCCAAAGCAATCTCATCGATGAGGAGATAATTATGAGTTTTCCTAGCAATCCTGCAGATCGTAAAGCTATTTTAGATTGTATGAAAGAAATAAGTGAGTCTATGACTCGTATTGATGCTGAACGAGATTTTATTCGAGAGGCAATTAAAAATATATGCGATGCTCAAAATTTAAGTAAAAAAACTTTTCGTCGTATGACAAAAACATATCACAAACAAAATTTTAATACTGAAGTTGAAGAACATGAAGAATTTGAAAATCTTTATCAAGTTATAACAAATACAACAACAATGGACAAGGCAGCATGAAAACCTTATACATTCTTGAGGCAAAATGGAACGATAAACTAGGCAGAGCAAAGAAAAATTTAATTGTTGGTGTATATGATTCTCTATCTAAATTGGAAATGTCGAAAAATTTGATTTTAAATCAACCGCACAACTTTAAATCTGTAAGTTTTGGTATTAAAACTGAAATACAACCTTTTCATGCCTAAAAATAACAAAATTACTATACTTTTCGGTTGACATAGATATCTTTTTCAATTATAATTAAGAAATGATGGAGAAAGATATGAAAACTGGTAAACGACGTAATCCTGTAGCAAAAGATCTTCGTACTCCGAAGTATCGCCCTCGTGTTGAAGAGAATAAGATCCTCTACAAGCGCAAATTTAAAAATGATCGTCAAGCA